GAGAACGGACAAAACCGTCAAACAATTGGCAATAGACTACGATATGACCGACATTAAGAGCACCAAAGAGGGTGAACACCAAACCGGTTACATGAAACGCAACAACAAGCTCTCTGACAAAGAGTTTGAACAGGCTACAGAGGCCATGCAAGCCCAAAACAGAGAACCCGCGCCAAGAGACAATGCAATCTGGGGCGGTGGAGGCAATATCAGCATGAAATCCGTTATGGGTGGACAATTCAAGTCTGTTAATGGAGAATCTGTTGGAATAAACCCGAAAGCAGCGGGTAATTTGACCGGCCCAACTCCGGCAAGTTACATGGCTGACCCCGATAACCTACAGGTAAGTAAGCCATGAGAATACCTAGCAACGATGAAGACCGTGAACGGTTCTACCTTGACCTGATACAAAAGTGTCTGGTGTCCCGTGAAGAACGAAAAGTGGATTACAGTTCTTTGCGTAGCTACTATTTGTTTGGGAATGGGCCGGATGAACCTCCGGCTCTTTACAACAAAATCTTTCCCCACATTGACCAGCTCACTTCGTTTCTGTATTCAGCAGAAACAACCCGCTTCAGCATTCAGTTAGGAGCATCGGTCAACGAGCAAGAAAACATCAAAGTGCCCACGCTTACCCGTGCGCTTAATGATGAATGGATGAACTCAAACGCTGACCAAGTGTTCTCTGCTGCAACCACCTGGGCACTGTGCTACAACTCTTGTTTCGTCAAATTGGTTATCAACAACGGTATGCATCCCTACCTTGTTGAGCCTTCTTGCATTGGCGTGTTGCGAGAAGATACTCCCTATATGGACAGACAAGAAGCAATAGTCCATACCTATTACATTACCAAGTCTGAACTCTACGCCCGTCTGTACTCGCATCCTAAACGTGATGCTATTGTTAAACGTGTTACTTCTACGCAACACGAACGCACAGAGATTGCAAACGGTATTGAGAGAATTATTTTGTCTCAATCCAATCCAACGATGTACGGTAATGTGAACCTTGATCTGTCTGGTGGCAATCGCTACAAAGCTACTGTGTCTGAAGACACGGTAGAAATGACAGAACTCTGGGCGTGGAATGATGACATTAAAGATTATCAGGTAGTTACAAAAGCAGACCCTGACGTTATTATTTATGACCGACCAGGCGAGTCTGTGTTTGTGAAAGGAGAATTGCCATTTGTGCAGATTGCTCCTAACCCACTGTATGACTACTTCTGGGGTGGCTCTGAGGTTCAGCGTTTGGTATACCTCCAGCAGCTACGCAACAAACGTATGTCCGAGATTCTTGATCTGCTCAGCAAACAAGTCTCTCCTCCTACCGCGCTCATTGGCTTTACGGGCATTCTTGACGAAAAGAATTTTGCACTTAATCGCGCTGGTGGTTTGCTTGCAACGGACATGCCTAATGCCAAGGTTGAGAAGCTGGCTCCAACCATCCCGCCTGATTTGTTCCGCGAGATTGGTGAAATTGATTCTATGTTTGAAGAGGCATCCGGCATTGTGTCTGTGTTGCAGGGCAAGGGCGAGTCTGGTGTTCGATCTTCTGGTCATGCCTCACAACTGGCTCGCCTGGGTTCATCACGCGCAAAGAAACGGGCGCTGGTTATTGAGGACAGCTTGGAAAAACTGGCTACCTTGTATTTGAAAGCCATGCAGGTGTACGACAACACTCACTTTACAGACATTAACGGAAACAAGTTTATTGCTGAGCAATTTACAAAAGATTACGTAGTAAAAGTAGATGCTCACTCTAACTCGCCTATCTTCATGGAAGACCTGCGCCAGCTCGCTTTTAATTTGTTTAAAGCCCAAGTTATTGACAAAGAATCTTTGCTTGACTTGCTCGAACCTCCTATGAAACAATTGCTTAAAGACCGTCTCAAAAAGATGGAAGCAAAACAAGAAAAACAGCAAGAGCAGCAAGCTCAACAAAAGCAAGCTGAACAGGAAAAACCCAAGGGGAAACCCGATCTTAAACAGGTGGGATAATGGCAAACGTCAAAAATGCAACACCCAAAGCTGACCAACCAAAAGTCAGCACAAAAGAACTTTCTCGCGGTGAACAAACACCAAACTTGACATATCGCCAAACAGGGATTAAAACCTCAGGTGGGCGTAGTCAGCGGGATTACGCTCGCAAGTAACTCTGGAGTTAAACATGTACAAATCAAAGCGCGGTCGTAAGACTCGTCGGTAATTCCCCCCAGGAATCGGGTGTGGCTTCCTTCCCGTCAAAAGGTCGCCGCCTTCTAACCATGGAGAAGACTATGCGTAAAGCTCGTAAAGGTCGTAAGAGCCGCAAGTAATTAGACGGGGGCAACCCCGGTTTAATTGCGGTTTGACCGTTAAAATTCTTTGGAGGGCTGAATTAAAATGCCCTTCACCAGTTGACAAGGTGTTTATAAGTGGTTACAAACACACAAAAGGAGTTTTTATGGCTGTTCCGCAAGACAAACTGATGGAGTTAATGCGTAGTCCCCGTTCAGGTGGTGGCGGCGCTCCTTCCGGTATTTCTATGCCGAGCAACACTCCAGGCGGTTTGAATGGAGGCGGTACGCCCCCTGCCGCCATGTCAGATGCTGAAACTCCTCCAATGGCATCCCCAATGTCTACGCCAGAACCTAAAATGGGCAGTAAAGAAGCCGCCATGATTAACTTGGGCATGGCAATGGATTTGTTAGAACAATCACTTCCCGCACTTGGTTCAGAATCAGAAGAAGGTCAAAAAGCGTTAAACGCTATTCGTGTCCTTAACGGAATTCTGGGTCAGCGCAAAAACAAAACAAACGAACTTCAGCAATCTGAAATTCTTCAGATGCTCCAAACTCTTCCTCAAGCCGGTGGTGCATCCCCTGAGGGCAAGGCTATGTCACAAGCACCAATTCCTGGTATGCCTCCGCAAGGCGGCGCACCAACTCCTCCCCCTATGTAAGGAACTATCATGGATTTGTTTAAACCACGCGGCGCAGCCGCACCACGCCGCCCTACTGACAACAATCAGCAAAACGGTGTTATTGTTAACACACCACGCTTTTCTCAATTTGGTGGCTTGAGTGCCCCCAATAAAGTTGGCAAAGCTGGTATGGCTGTGCAAAAGCCTGGTGACGGCAAAAAAGTCATCTAACACAGACAAAGAGGGTAATCTATGTCACTTGAAAACGTATCACTTGAAGCCCGTGACGAGCTGGCGGCACTCGCTCAGCAACTTGCGGAAAATCCAGCCACTCGCAAACAGTTCTTGCGGATGACCAAACAGGTCAAACCAGATCTGCCTATTCCTGAACTTGACATGGAAGACTACACACACAATGCTGTGAACAAGTCTGAAATGCGCGTGCAAGCCTTGGAAGCAAAATTGCGTGAACGTGATGCGGTTGAAGAACTTCAAAAGCGCCGTCAGTCCTTGATGAAAAAAGGTTTGATTGCCGACGAGAGCGAAGTAAAAGACGTAGAAAAAATTATGTTGGAGCGTGGGATTACAAACCACGAAACAGCAGCAGAGTTTCACCAGTGGATGAAACAGGCAGCAGAACCAACCCCTTCCGGTTACAACCCCTCCGCAGTCAAGCAATTTGATTTGGGCAAGTATTGGAAGAATCCGGCTGGCGCGGCCCGTGATGAAGCGGCGAATGCACTCAGGGATTTGCGTAAACCGCAACGTCCTATTGGGTTGTAAGAGGGTATTGGCGAGAATGAAAATTCTCTTTTTTACACGTTCGTAAGGAGGCCTTATGGCTATTGGCGGCGGCATCCTACCAGCTACAGGGTCATCTCAGTTTAATGAACTGACCTACGTAACTCGTAGAGCTTTTATCCCCAAGCTGGTTGTCCAGCTTTATAACTCAACACCTTTAATGGCAGCACTGATTGCAAACAGTCAGCAAGCCAGCGGCGGTGTTTCTTCTGTAACCGTTCCCGTCCAAGGCGCACAGTTTGTGAACGCTCAATGGTCTGACTACAGCGGCTCGTTCGCTCAGCCGTCAGTCCAGCAAGGTGCTTACAACGCTGAATTTGACCTGAAACTGATGATTTCTCCCGTGCCGTTCCTCGGTATGGAAGGCGCAGTTCAGCAAGATGCCGCCATTATTCCGTTGATTGAAGCTCGTATGAACGATGCAACCAACGTGATGATGGATGCGATGGCAA